GGCCGTCCTTCCGGTGCCGCGTTAAGCGGCTCGAGAAGATAATCGACGTCGAGCGTAAGAGTCGTCGCGTAGGTGCCGGTCGAATCCGGGTCAGTCTGAACGACGAGACCGGTCGTATTCGCGAGATCGTCGATCGGGAGCGTATACACGTTACGAGGGTAGTAATACCGAACGCTCGTCGCGGCCGGCACGGTAAACGACCGATTAGCGAGATCGTCGACCATACGGGACGCGGACTCGATGATCTGCTCGAGTAGCGCATCTTCTACGGAGTCGTCGATTTTAAGATACGACTTAAGTTCCGCAAGAGTCGCGTATCCGTTCGTTATAGCCATTAGGGGCGCGGTTTCTTACTCTTGGCGGGTCTAGGTGCCGGAGCCGGTTTCGACGCCTTAGGCGGCGTCTCCGCGTCTCTGGCGGCATCTTCCGCGATGGTGCTCGCCGGCCCGGAGCGCACATTCTCGCGCGGCGTGACACCGGTCGAGACTCCGAGCCGGCGGAGCGATTCTTCGACTAGTGCGGCGCGGTCGTGAAGTCCGCGCCGGCGGTAACCGGCGAGTTCTTCCCTATATGCGCGAATAAGGGTCTCGAGTTCCATAGTCGTTAGTCTCTATGGCCGGTCTCGTGCGAGAGACCGGCCGTCGAGATTAGGCCCAGTTAGCCGCGATGAGACCGGTTCCGGTGATCGCCGCGAACGCGGTCGGATACTTCCCGGCCGTGTATGCGGAGAAACCGAACACGGAGGTACGGATCGCGACGTTCCCGTCCGGCTGTTCGAATCGCACGTAGAGCGGCGACGCGCCGGCCTCCTCCCAGATATACGACTCGCGGAAGTCGCCAACGATGACCGCGGTCTCGTCGGTGCCGGTTCCGAGGTTCGTCGGGACGTTCGCGTCGACGACGACCGGGATTCCGAGGATCTGAAGTCCTCCGCCCATATAGTCGGGACGGTCGTAGGTGGCGGCCGCGTTCATCGGGTTACCGGCGGTAGGTCCGAAGATCGGACGGTTCGTCGTGTCGAGAGCGCGGAGCCAACATCCGACGAGGGTCGGGTGCGCGACGATATGCGTAGCGGCTCCGTAGAAGTTCGACGAGATCGCGGAGACCGCGGCGACCAACTTCGGGAAAAACTCCGCCCACGTGGGGGACGCGTCGGTATAGGTAACCGACCCGATTCCGGACGTGTTGAGAATGCCGCGATGCTCGCCGCTAGAGCCGGAACCGGCGATAGCGAGAGAGTCGAGTTTCGCGTGGTACGAACGGACCGCATCTCCGAGAAGTTGGGTCTCGACGCCGGTACCGCGCATAACGGCCTGCTTAGAAACGTCGAACATCGAGAACACGGTTCCGACCGGAATCGTTAGGAGAGTGTCATCCGGGGACGATTCGGTAGCGGCCGTGTTCTCCGACGCCTGAACGTACGAAGTAACGCCGGTCGTCATACGACCGATATTCACGGACATACCGGACGCCGGCAGAGTCGGACGGCTCGAGATATCGAGCACGGGTCGACCGGCGCGGCGGAGCGGAGCGAACTCGTTAACGAGATACTGCGGGATAACGAGACCGGCGAAGTTAGAAGAACCGGAGTCTCTCTTTTCGACGCGAACCTCGTTCTGATAGCGAGCGATGCGCTCGCGAGCCTCGTACGAACCGCCGAACTCTGCCGCGATCGCATCCGCGAGGAAGTCGTGCTCGCCGCGCTCGTGGTAGGTGGCCTCCTCCGAGATCACTCGAGCGGGTGCGGCGTCGCGGGTCTCGACCTTCGACCCGTCGACGAGAGCGGCAAGTTCCGCGGCCTTAGCCTTGCGAACTTCGATCTCCGAAATCTGCTCGATGCGCTCGTCGAGACGCTCGATTTCCAACTTCAGAGCCTGAACGTTGGCGAGTTCGATTTCGGTAATGTCGCGGCCTTCGTCCGCGGCACGAGCGAGAGTCGCGTCGATAAGACTCGACTTCGCGTTACGGGTCTCGTGGAGATTAGTAAGAAATGCGTTCGACATTTCGAGTAGTCCTTTTCGTAGTAGGGATTTCCTACGGGGTGCCATCCGACGCCGGCGAGCGGGTGCCGGCCGTAGCCGGGGTGCGCGTCGCGCGGTCGGTGGGGTGCCGACTAGATCCGAGTTTAGCGAACGTCGCGAATCGCGTCGCGGATTTCTTCGACGATGGCGCGGCGAATCTGCGGAGCCTCTGTCGCGATTCCAAGATTCTCATATATCGCGCGAGCGCGTTCGTTATCGTCGACCGCGAGAACGACGTTAAAACGCTCGAGAAGTCGCCGCGCGGTCTGTTCTTTATGCGTGTTCGAGTCGCCGCCGGGATTCATATATAGCGCGGAGTAGCGGAGTCCGATTCGTTCGAGTAGTGCGACCGCGGCGTCGCGGGTGGAGTCGAGCCGGCCGGTTACTACGAACGTCTCCGTATCGCGGTTATTTAGGCGGGTGACGAGCGGTCCGTTTACCGCAGAGCCGGCGACAAGTGTTCCGTCAATATCGACAAGGATCGCGGCGGGTCCGGTGGCGAGCCTCTGGCCGTCGTCGTCGAGATCCTCGTCGTCGTCCTCTGACGCGTAGAGCGCGGCGATCTGGTCCTCTGCGTTTGCGCGGGTGCGGTGGCATCCTTCGAGTTCTCCGTCGTCGTCCTTTACGACCGCGTATCCGTCGCAGTCGTCGCGACCGGTTTCGATATGCCACGGCATCCGGTTAGTCCGCCGGCATCGTAAAGATACGGATTTCTTCGGTGACGCCGGAGCCGGTCACGGCCCATAAATCCTGTCCCGGACCTAAAGAGCCCTGTATCGGCGCGGAGTGTTTTACGAGCGGGAATCCGTTAGCGGTCGTGACGGTCGAGTTTCCTACGTATACGGTCGAGTTTCCGACGACGTAAACCCATACCGGCCGGAACACTTCCTCCGCGTTAACGATTTTCGACGGGACGTCCGTTACCGTTTTCGCGTACTGCGGTGCGGTCACTTCCGGAGATCCTTAAGCATCTCGAGCACGACGTCGAGATTCGGCGTCGGGGATTCGACCCGTACACCTACCACGGTGGCGGCTCCGCCATATGCGCCGAACGTGACGAGCGACACTTCCGCGAGGTGCGCGGCGAGACGCTCGACGACTCCATCCGGTCGCCTCTGATCCTTTAACGGTTGGAAACCTATAGAGAGATCCGTTAGCGCGTTATCGCGGACAAGTTCGAGAATCTCATCTCCGCGCGGTCCTTTACTAACGCGGAACTCGCCATAGAGACCGGACGTATCTTCGCGGAGAAGTGTCGCGCGGCCGATAGGGAGAGCCTTCGAGTCGTGACCTACGAGAAGTTTTACGCGGTGCGCGGCTCGAGCGACGTTCGCGAACGCTCCGCGGCGGAACACTTCCGTTAGTCCGGCGTGGATTCTCTGCTCCACGTCGAACGGGACGCAGATTCCGCAGACGGTCCGGCCGTCGCCGTCGCTACGTATTTCGAGATCCGTTTCGTAGGACCGATTCTCAATATTCATACCGGGGAGTCCTCCGTTCCGGTTTCGATCGGGACGCCGGCCGGCGGCCGGTCCTCGAGTTCGCGGATCTCGTCGACGGTTAGGAAACCGGCGCGGAGCGCGATTTCGTGCGCCTGATATCGGGTCAGAGTGTCCGCCCGAAGTAGCGAGTCGTACGAAAACCGCGCTCTCTGGCCGCGTGGGAGATAGTCAGAGAGCGCCGATTCGATACGGGACGTAATAGGCATAATCGACGTCCGGAGATATTCGAGCGACTGCGCCTCGACGTTGGAGTAGGTGCGAGACGAGTTCGGAGCGCCGACCATCGTTCCGGGAATACCGACGATGTTCGCGGCGTCGCTAGTGGACTGAAGTCGGGTTTCGATTAGTTGGGCATCGTTGGCGTTCGCGTTAAGCGGGAGCGCCGACGTGGACGAGTTCAGTACGACCGGCTCGCGGTTACGTCCTCCGTAAACCTCCATCCACTTGGATTTAAGCGCCTGCGCCTCGATCTCTGTTAGATCGTCGTTCTCTGACTTAAGGACGTAGGACGGCATCGCGCCGCCATCGAAATACCGCGCCGCATACTCGAGCACGGCCACGGCCGCGGCGATGCCTTGCCTCTGCGCCGCGAGAATCCCGAGACCTACGAGATCGCCGGGGAGCGAGAATCCCTTAATATGGAGAATCTGCGACGACGTGTACGGAATAGGCTCGTTATCGACGCGGTAAAACCGTTCGCCTTTTTCGCGGAACACGGTTACGCGGTCCGGTGCCACGGGATAGAACGACTCCGGATATCCCGACGGTCCCGGCTCTCCGAGAATCGCAATATAGTTACCGTGAATAATGAGAGCCGCCGCCATCGCGGAGAACGTTTCGACGCGGGTCTCGAGAGCGTAAGGACGCTCGAGAATCCGCGGAGTCGGTTCGAGAATCTGATCGTTCCGGTACGCGTGGATCGAGAGAGCGCCTACCGTGTCGCTAATCATCGTCACGGCTCGCCAGATCGCCGGCACGGAGAGCGCCGATTCGGTATCGACCGGGACGCCGGCCCACGTGTCGACCGCGGTTCTCGAGACTCGTCCGGTCGAATCGACGTATACGCTCCGGCGTTCCGCCGGCCCGGAAAAGAGACGATTTAGCACTAGTTACCGCGCTCCGCGGCGATTCCGAACGCGAGACACGCGACGCCGGCGAACGCGACGCCTACCGGGATAGCGACCATTCCGAGCGCCAGAGTGACGAGACCGGAGCCGGCGATCT